GAGAATGAACTAGAATTATCTAAAGAGCAACGTAAAACTACATTTCCAATACCTAGTGAATCAGCATTTGGTATTGAGAGAGATTTCGAGGTTCTTAGAATGAAAAGAAAAGATCAGACTAAAATTGCTAAAAGACCAACTTCATTTTACTGTTAATTATGAAACAATTTAACATAACATTAAATGAAACAGAGCAACAGATTTTGATTGACTCTATGATGTTCTTTTTTACATTCTATAATAATGAAACAAAAGGTAATGATACATCAAATACCGTTGATATGTATAGAGTATGGTACAAAAAGAACAAATTAAAAGATAGCAAAGCAACATTTGAAAAAGTGTTCTATGCTATGACAGTTAACGAAGTGGCACTACCAAACTTGAAATAGTCACATTATCGTTTAATATTAAATCAAGACACAAAACACTATTATGTCAGTTTTACATCACGAGTCAATCTTAGAAACACTTTATGATGAAGTTGTTGCCGAGTCACTCGAAAATCTAAGAAAAGAGGGATTCAACGTTAAAGAGTCCGATCTTGACCCAGTATCTATAGATGCTATCGTTGGTAGGAGGTTCGAGGACTTATGCCTATAATTAAACTATCAATAGAAGAGCATCAAGCACTTACTAGGTTATTATCACACCCTAAGTCAATGAAATACAGAAGTGACTTATACGACACATCTACTTTTGACTCAATGGAAGATAAAGTTTATGATGCAGTAAACAATTTGACAGTAGAGGATTTCTAAAATGAAAACAGAATCACTAGATAAATCTATTGATGTCTTAATTGACACAATAATGAAATCAACTATTAAAGCAGTTGATGAGAACCGTATAGAGGACTCAAGAGCATTATTTGATGAATTTGTTGTAGATGGTAGAGAACCATTAACAGACAATTTCGAGTGGTTATACACATATTACAAATTTGACGATTCAATGCGAGGTATTGAAAATGATTAACATACCATTGACTAACGATCAAATTTACAATATGGTTAAACTGTATGATATACTCAGAGATATGGACTTTGAGTTAAACGATCATCAAATTGAAACATTTGACACAATTCAACACTACGAGGTTTATCACAATGGAAACTAAAACTGAAACAACACAATTTGATAATTGGGAAACAGAATTAATAGATCACATTAAAGAATATTATCCTAATTGTTATTCAGAATATGGTAATGACATTCTTGAAATTGTAGGATATGACACAGATCAATTCTTATGGTATGAATGTCAACATATAGCACTCAGTAGAGTAGAAATTTCAGATGAAAATGAAAATTGGGAAAGTGAATTAGAGGATTTGACTTCAGAAATATTTGATTTATGTAAATCTTATTCCTTTGCCACTTGCAATTATTAATTTAACAATTTCTTTATAATTCACATATCCATTATTCACTATGTTATGTTAATATGGATATATCACAAGTAAAACACTATGAACTTTGAAAAAATTTTAGAACAGTTCCAAACTGACCTAGAAAACTATCGTAAGGAAAATGAGTCCTTACACCCTATGAATCAAGATTTTTGGTTTAGTCAATTTGAAACAGATATTGACGAGTTACAGGAAATCGTTGACGGTATGCTAGGATTTGATTTTCAAGAAGCATATAACGCTCAATATGACCCTGAGAGAGTGACTACACCAGAAGAAAGGGATAGAATCGCTTTTCAACAAAAAATGGAAGCAAAGGGTTAATATGAGACACTTAATTCCATTTACAAAAGATCAACTTTCAATTATCGAAAGTAGTCTTGAAGCGTCACTTAAATATGCTGATAGCGAATATATCAGCGAAGTTGATGCAATTCTAAAAGAAATTAAAAACAACACTAGATTTTAAGATTATGAATCAATTAAAAAGATATTACATCAATGTCAAATTTGAAAAATATGGAACTTACACTTTTGAAGCAAAAAGTAAGAACCACGCTAAAGAAATCTATGAAAGTGGCGATTATGGTTGGTCAGATTATTCTGAAGATTTTGGCGAATTCAATGAAGTTATAGAGGACATTCAAGAAGAAATTTTCGCTGATACTCAACTATCATTAGCAATTTAATTATTTCTTAACAATTCAAATATCCATTATTCATTATTATATGTTATGATGGATTCATATACAAAAAACACTATGGACAACTTTAAAGAATTTCTTGATTATTGTGAATCATTCTATTCACCTAGTCACCCTGATGTACTTTACCCTATTGACGGTTTAACTAGGGAAGAGTTAGCACTTGCAACTTTAAATTTACTTGATTTATGCGAAGTTGGAACTCACGTTACTTGGGGTGGTGGCGATTCTCTTGATAGAGAGAGAGTAAGAGATTTTGTTATTGAGCGTAGAGCAACTAATCAAACATTAACAAAAATGGGGGTGGCATAATGGCATTATGTGACGTATGTGGTAATTTTGATGATGAGCATACTGACGGAGAACCGTCTATAAGGGCATTACCAGATTATCAACCCGATCTCTATTACTATTGGGATTATCCATTACAAGAGCAATACGATTGGCGAGATCATTTTCCTGATGCTGATTGCCTTTGCGAAATTTGTTTTGATATAGCAAATTCAGAAAAGAAAATCAAATGGGTAGAAAATTAATTATTTCTTAATATTTCATTATTGACATATACCAGAAATATATGCAATAATAAATTATAAACAAAACAACACTAAAAAAAATGTCAAATCAGTTCAATTTCAAATACACAGTTGAAACACCCAGATTATTCAATTCTGAGGTATATACTGATGATTTAGAAAAAGCAAAGGATTTATCCTTTGAATTTGGTTGTGATTATGAATACAGTTGTGTTAGAGATAACAAAACTGGGGAAATAATTGATGAAACAGGGAACATAATGGGGTTAGTAGAGGAGGGAATTGTATAATGTTTACACAAAAAGAGTTACTCTATATGATAGAGTGTTTAAACTTTCATTATTCAGAAAATGATGACAAGAAAAATGAAATTCTTGATGTTAATTCTGACATTTTAATCAAATTACATAAGGAGTTAATCAAGTGAAAATCAAGCAACTAATTGAAGAATTGGGTTTATCTGTTGATTATGAAAAATCAATGTGTAATCCTGATGATAACATAACATTTTATTATTTAAAGAATAATCATTTAACTAATTGCCAATTTGAAAGTTTTTTCGATTGTAATTATATTGATATTAATGATAATGTTGATTATGAGTTTACAATTCAAGATACTAGCGAAGTTATGGAGGATTCTAAGTAATGAACCAAAAACAGTTTATCGAGGAAGTTTTTGAAATTGCATTCGGGGAAAATGCAATTAATAGAGATTTTACTTTTGAGGAAGTAATTGAAACACTAATGGAATTTAGTGATAATGCTCTAATTTTTGAAGAATCAGGTTTAACTAGGGAAGAATTAGAGAATTTAAGCGAAATTAGTGTTGAGTCCTATAAAAAGGGATATATTCAGCGAGGAAAAGATGAATTGTTAAAAAAATGTTAAATTCAGTTTTTCCTATTGCATTTATCCTAATTATCCCTTATATTGGTTATATACAAACAACACTAACCTAACCTACTATGGATAAGGATTTAAAAATGCTTCACAGACTTATCAAATTTGCAGATAAGGAAATTGCGAAACAAAACGCTAAAACTGAGATTCTTATAGATCAGTTTAACAACAGTAAAAACTTACTTAGAGGTACTTATTAATGGAATTATTCATTCTTATTGGCGGTTGCTATGCTTTATTCATAACTGGTAAAGCGATTGCAACTAACCTAGACTACCACGCTATTAATAAGGATAGAAAGTAATGGATAAAGAATTACTAGCACTTGCCGATCAATATGAGGGCAATTTATTAAACTATTTTTGTGGTATGACCCCAAAAGAGTCTAAACGATTTAACAAAATGATAAGAGACTCTAAGAAAAAAAGATTTTAGATTTTCTTAACAATTCAATCCACACTAACCTATATTTTATGATAATATAGGTATATAAGCAAAAAACACTTTTTCAAAATGCCAACTTTGACTTTTTCAAAACCCAGTATTACAACCGCACTTTTCGCTATGATGAAGTGTAATACAAAAGGAACTGGACTAGGTAATACTGAAGTTATTACTAGGTTAGACGGTTCAAATATTGTTGACGTAAAATTTTACGATACAATAATCGCTTCAATCGACCACACACATTTTGGTTATAGGTCAGTTAAGTTGTTTAATGGTGGATTTAGAACCAAAACAACTAAAGAGAGATTAAACGCAATTCTTAGTGAACTAACTAAGGATAGAGTTTATATCAAGCAAGTAAAAAATCAATGGGTAGTTATTGATACACTTACTGGTGCTGAGATTCAATTCTATGAGGGTATGAAAGTATTTGAAAAGCATTTAACTATTTCAGATATTGACTATTTCAACACTAACGGATTCTACCCACTACCAGTTTAAAGTAACTGGCATATAAAAGTTTTTAGTGTTCACTTTTATTGTAAGTCCAGTAATATTAATCATATCTCACACTATGGTTAATATTGTTAGGTTAAATTGATAAATTTAAAAATTTATGACTTAGAACTGCTAAGTTGTTTTCTATATCTAAGGTTAGAATTGGGAACTCTAACCTTTTTTTTATGCTTTATTATTTCTTAATATTTCATACTCACATAATGTAAAAATTATGTTATCATAGTATTAACAACACTAATTACACTATGTTCGAGTTTTATCCTTATGCTACAGAAAAGGGAAATATCCCTAACACTAAAGTAAGTAAAATCAATTTCCCTAATAATAGTTATGGAGCATCTATAGTTTACTTTGAAAATGATGGACTATATGAACTTGCCTTAACTAATAGTTTTGGAAGATTTATTACTGGTAATGGAGCAGAATATAAGTATTCTTGCACACTAGCAGAAATTAACTCATATTTGAGACAATGGAGCGAATATTAAGAGAATATAAAAATTCTCTTTTTATTCACATAAATCCCAAATTTATGTTATCATTAATTTATACAAAACACTTTTTTCCCAAAATGTCAAAAATCAAAAATTTCACTCTTGATCTATCTACAGTTACAACAGAGGATTTAGTTAAAACTCTCGATAAGAGATTTAATTATACTGGCGGGTGGAAGTCAACAGTATTTTCACAGAAAAATTTAGAAGATATTGCCCATAACGTTTTGGAAGTTTTATATAAACGTGATTCTTGGGTTTTTGATGCAGAAATTTATGTTTCAACAGAGGTTTTTGAAATTGTTTTAGAATCTGTAATTAACATTTATGAGGGATATGTAAATCTTAAGAGAATGTAAAAATTCTCTTTTTTCTTGCCATAATCCAAAAATTTATGGTACAATTAACTTAACAACACTAATTTCCCAAAATGCAAACTTTATCTAACTCTCAGCAAACTAGACTAGACAAAATCAATGCTGACCTAAGAAAGTCAAGAGTTATTGAACTTAATGCACTTGTTAACCGTAGTTTAGAATTTTCTACTGACTATGGAGTTGAATTTTCTAAAGTCTCAGAAATAGCACTTGATGAGGGAACAGAGAGACTTGACGAAATTCAAGAATTTCAAGAGACTTTTGAACTTGATATAGATGATGCTATCGAGCATATCGACACATACGAAAATGTTAGTTCAGAGTTACGTTACTACGATTCCCCAGTTGATGAGATTATTGAAGCATTTATTTCACTTTTCGATATTGCCGACTTAATGCACTTAGAAGAGTCCTATAGAGGAAAGTGGGATAATGGCGGAGAATTTACAGAGGAATTAGTAAGGGATTGTGGATATATCCCTAACTCACTACCTAGTTGGATAGACTCAGCGATCGACTTCCAAAAAATGTGGGATAATAACCTTAGTTATGATTATTGCGAATGGGATAACCATATTTTTAGCAATTTCTAAGGTAAAAAGGGCATTAATTAATCTTATATATAAAGGGACTAATAACAAGTCCCTTTTTTTATTATCTTTTAAAATGATGACTATTTACACGTTTAAAAAAGTAGATGCGGAAACTTTTGTTGATGATAGCGGAATCATCTATAAACCTCTACCACTATATGAAGATTATTACATTAATGAAAGTGGGGAAGTATTCTCTACTAAGTGGGGAAAGTGGAAAAAATTACAGACTCATATTAATGAAAACGGTTACAAGAGAGTAACTCTTAGATATAACGGTAAAACCGTAGTAAGAAGAATTGCCCGACTTGTTGCAAGTGCTTTTTTAAGTGCGGAAACATCAGAAAGTGGACTAACTAACCCTATAGAACATAAGCAAGTTAGACATATAGACGGGAATAAAGTAAACGACCATTTTAGAAATTTACGGTATAAATGAATTAATTTAGTATATTTTAAAAAGGTTAAAATAAATATACTTTTCAATTTTATATCTCTAGTTAATTGTAGTCTTAGGAAGTTAGCACGAAACGGATTTTTTTTCTACCTATTCTGTTACATTATGTCATAATAACTGCAACTTAACATATATTCCCAGATATTCACATATATTAGAATTATTCGCTATAATTAATATAACAACACTAAGCAACCCACTATGGAAACTTTAAATCTTACTCAAATAACTTTCGAGCAATTCCAAAATACTGACTACTATAAGCAAAGTTTTAATGATGAGTTAGTTACAGATTTATCCCTAGACGGAGCAATGGATTTTATGAAGCATACTTTCGCACTTCTTAGAAAGTATAACGCAATTCTAGAATTTACAGAGAATGGCAACAACATAAGAATTCCAACAAATTAGTCTCAGAGGTGATACAGGTGAGAATGAAAACGATTATCATTTTCGCCTTGTGACAGTTGGCAAAGTGGCATATTAAAAAATTCGATTTTGTCTAACCTACAAAAGTATAGGGTTTGCTATATTATCGAAAACGCATTTAAGGTACCCTGATATATAAAAAAAATCCCAAAAAAAATTTTACGTATGGACCATTTGCTAAAAAAGTACGAAGAAGATTACTCCCCCTGGTTAGGTCGCCCTTGGAAACAACAGAGAGGTGGAGGGTGCTTTACGCTAATATACGACTATATGAAGGATACTGGAGTACAGGAGTTCTCTCAGGACTACTCTCTTACAGTTAAAGAGTATAAGATAGAGGATATAGAGAAAGAAGGATGGGGAATTATCTTTCAGAAGGATGAAGGAGAGTGGGATGGTACAGATTGGTATAAGGATATAATGAAAAAGAATGATGTGGTATGTTTCTCATTTGGTAGTGATAAAATCAAACACGCAGCAGTATATTTGGGTGATGGGTTTATACTTCAACACAAGTATGCGTATGTTAGTAACGTAGAATACATAGAATCCTATATACCATTGATACGCTATATTTTACGAAAGAATGAGTAAACGATTTCTAGTTTCCATTGAGGAAGATGACTACGGTGAAATGACTTTTAAGATACCCGATCAGATCGTTGAAGAACTTGCGTTAACAGTGGGGGATATGTTACAATATGATATTATAGACGAACAATTAATCATCACTAAGGCAGATGTTTAACAAAAAAGAACTTGGTTTAATCTACAAGGCAGTAGATTTGTATAAGAACTCGTTGTCACAGTATCAGTCTGTGGAATATGAAGATTGTGAAGAAATATTAGATAAAATAACACCGAATGTGTCCAGATATAAGCGTGATTACGTTTGTGACCATTAGAGAGGCATTTAGAGGGGTCTGACGTGAGAATCGTTACCCCCGCGAACGTCGTAACTATTCTGAAATCGTGATGAAATTTGAAATTATCGATAACTACCTTCCCCCGAACGAATTTGAGGACGTTCGAGACTACTTCGTGGGACAAGACTTTCCGTGGTATGTAAACCAAGCGAAGGTAATGCACGTTGCCCGAATGATAGATCCTGAGTTGCAAAGGAAAGAGATATATAACTGGCAAATGGTAAACTACGTATATGGAGGAGGACAACCTCTAGGACCTCAGTATGAGAAGGTACTACCTATAGTGAACCGTTTAGAACCAAGAGCACTGATACGTATAAAGGCAAACCTAAACCACCATACTGATAGACTACAGGAATATGACTTTCATACAGACTGTGGTGAGTATGGGTCTAATGAGTTTGAAGGTGCTACTACTGCAATATACTATCTAAATGACAATAATGGTTATACATACTTTCAAGACGGTACTAAAGTTGACAGTAAGGCAAATCGTTTGCTAAAATTTAAGGTGAATACACCTCACGCAGGTACCAGTTGCACAGACCAAAAGTTCCGTGTAGTATTGAATTTTAATTATTTTTAATGGAAAACCAAGAAGATCTAGTTATACCTCAAGATTTAGAGGTACCTGAGTTTAAATCTATAGAAGAGGAGAATGAGTGGAGGTTTGAGATGATAGCAAAGACTGCTACTAACCTTGCCAATCGTACTCAGCAGATAGAAGCATTCTTAAGTAGAGGTGCTGATATGATACAATATAAAGTTCCTGGAAATGATAATCACAGTAATCTACTACAGGTATTTGATACTATTTTTGACAGACTAAATAAAATTGAAGAAACTCTAGCACAAATGGATGCCCGCTAAGATCCTAGAGACAGGTCGTTCTTATATGAACCCTGTTGACTCTGAAGATTATACTAAGACATACACTGGAACTAATGTACCCGCAGGTTACACTATACAGTTTCAAGGTGTAGGTCCTGGTGGGTATAAGTTTGGTAAGGATCAAGTATTCTACCTAGGAGAACCTACCGAAACGTGTTTAGATAACTGTAATGCAGAGAGAAATACGATATTTAGATACTATAGTGGTAAACAACGTGATCACGCATATACAAAGAGTGATGTTATGGAGGATACTCAGGAAGAGTTCCGTTCCTATAACAGAGAACCTCGTCAAAGGTCAGCAGCATACTTCTCTTTGATGAAAGATAGTCAAACAGGTACTTCCGCTGTGTACCGCAACTATGATTCCGTAACTAATGACACATATTTAACTACAGGAAGCGGAGGAGAGTTACTAGGGTACATTTGGACATCTGAAAGTGCTGCTAACTCATCTGGTTTACTAAAAGGAGGAGAAACTGTAACTCCTTTGTATGAATATAAGTTACCAAACGGAGTAAACCGTGGTCCTGATACATTTTATACAATAAATCCCGTAAGTGAGGTAAATTTAGAGGTAGGAGTTGCGGGAGTTCCCGATTGTTTGGATGCTAGACAGCAACAATACGCATATGTGGGCATTTTTGGGTATGTAATGACCTCTACAGGTCCAAGAGGTAAGAAAAGAATAGAAAATTTAGGTGGACCAAGAAATACTGGGGAAATTTCCCGTACAGGATGGTATGATTGGGATGAAGCGGGTAATTATGCGTTAAGAGACTACTTAGAATCGATGGATAACCCATCTCAGTCAGGTTGGGGTGGTTCTAACGTAGAAATATTGAGTACAGCAGCGTATTATGAGTGGTTTTACGGAAAAAACGGACCAGTGAAGGGTTCTGTGCCAAGATCACTTAATTTTCACGATGCTTTTGAGGGACAATTCGTATATTACCTCTATGATACCTCATATCCGTGGAATGGACCCGTATATGGCATAAATTTCCTTACAACTAACGCTCCTTGTCTGCAAAACTCTAATCAGCAACCTACTTATGAATATCATACCTTTAATTACACTATAAAAGAGAGTGCGTGGGTTACACAGAAGACTAGGATATATGTTGATGCTCCTCAGAACCAAGTAGGTGCAAATGAGTCATTCTGGGGAACTTGTACAGATGAACACCGCATATTTTTCCGATATACCTCTAGTACTGGGTTTTTTGCAGTAGGAGAACGTATAAACAACTGGATGATTAGTGCGTGTCGCTATTTTGGTGATGAAATGAACTGCGGATATATGGAATTGACCCAAATAAACAATGAAACTACAGGAAATGCGTTTACATACAACCAATCTTTCACTTCAACCAATGGTGGGAGTATAAATGTACTAGCAGGATACGGTATAAAGGACAAAGCAGCGTTCTGGGGAGTGTATGAGTTCCCAAAAAGAGTATCTTATGTACCAGTTTCATTAAAAGATGGTGCACTTATACCAGATCGTAACCTAGATGAGGCATTTTTAGAGGCAAGAATTGATGAATTGGGAAAAGTTGCGTCAATTAACATCATTAATAGCGGAAAAGACTACAAAGATCCCGATCTTGCGATAGAATTTCCAGAAACATTGCGTGAACAAGGGTTTGCAGACCCTATGAAGTTCCGTCAAGAGACATTTAAGAACGATACAGGTATAAATTTACAGTCAAAAGAGATAGAAGACCCAGATTTTAAGGATGGAGAGCAAAGTCAGAAGGAAGGAACAGCAACAATCATCAATGAATCCTATAAAAATGAGTCTGGATTTATGGGAACATTGAAACAAGCACGGTTAAGAGCAGTTTTAGATGATCAAGGTAGTATTATAAACGTAATTGTTGAAGATCCTGGTGCGGGATACAGTCCTTCGTCTCAACCAAAGATATTAGTTGCAGAAAGATATGAGGAACAACTAGAAGAAAAGGGTACAGACAACCAAGTTCAAGATTTAGATTCACAATATAACTCAACTTTAAAGACTGGAGCACTAGATCCTGAGATGCAGGAGCAGGTAGATAACAATTTAGCAAACTTTAGTCAGGATATTGCTGAGTATGATCAACCTAGAAGTGAAGGAACTATCACAAGTTATATTAATATGCCAGATGTTAACCCAGAAGAGATGAGTAAGGACTGTGAATCTACTCCAAAGAACTGTATTAACTTAGAAATTGAACCTGGATGGAGTGATATTAACAATATTTACGATACAGACACAACTTTTTCAAGTGTGCGGAGATATGCACCAGACTTTAATGAAAGAAACGCGGAAATATCACAGATGTGGCAAATGTCCCGCGAGACATCTGATGAAGTTTCCTCAGATACGGGTGGAATGGAGTCATTATATCCGCAAGGGTGTAACGAATGGGAACAACCAAACATATTTCACGTAAGAAGGTTCTTTGACATACCTTGTCCTTATGTAACACTAGATTCTGATGGTCAGAAGTCAGTATTTGGGTTTATGCCTTACAAGTATTGTGCTAGTCAACAAGAGACTGCAAGGGTACGTGTATCTATGGAGGTAGAAGGCGATGTAAGCGGTGCAGGAGCGTCTGTAAGCACTGCTTTTAACAATTTCCTTAAATCACTACCTGCACCCTCATTAACACGTCCTAGGAAGATTGCAAACCTACCTAATGGAATAAAAGCACACCCTTGTTTTCAAGGAGACGCGGAGGGTAGATGTTACAGGACTTCCGCAGGTCAATACGCATTTGTTCCTCTTGGTGGTGATGAAAATACATTTGATTACGGATTATCTGGAATGTCGGAGTTAGGACAACTACAAACGTGGATAGGAAACAATGTTAGCGGATATGGAGGGAATACTAACTTCACTTATGGTTATAACAACGCATCAATCGCAGCGTGTAGCGGAGGAAAGTTACCTAACCCGTGTTGGCACAATTTTGTCACGGATGGAGTACTAGATGTCAATAAGGGATATGATGGAGGTGGAAGTGCTCTTTCACAAGCGGATTTATGTAGTTCCTCACCATTACAAGCGTGTAGTGGTACAACTGGTAGTGCTTTGTATCAAGTGGTACACGCTGCTATATCCATAGATCCAAACTTAGTTAACGCGGACAACTATATAGAGATGGGACCCTACGAGGGTACATTACTCTATCGTAATTATTCCGCAGCGAGCACAAAGTTACTAGATGACACAATGAACAACTACGGAAACCCTTACTTTGATGAATGTGATTTAAGGTTCGACTAATGATTCCAACTTATCACATCTATCTAAGAGGAGAATGTTTATTCAAGAACTTAAACCAAGAGGAGTTTGATCTCATTTGGGGTAGGATATATCAATCCTATTTTAGAGAAGAACTCACATACTCTGCTGTTTTTGAAAAATCAGAAGACTATTCAGACGCATCTTTCTAATGGGAAAACCAATGCCAGTTGCAAGTCATAATGGTCTACCTTGTAGTGGGCACGGGATTCCTATACCTTCAACTATTCATAATCAACAACCTTGCGGAAGTCCACCCATACCATTTACTATCGAGATAAAAGATAAAACTTGTTGGTGGCCACCCACTCCATTGATTCCTTTAACTGGGTTGACACCTGAGAGATCAACAGTATTAGTAAATAAACTTCCTATTATGTTAGAGATGGATGTTTTTACTCCGCATATATCTCCTACTACAAATATCATAAATTATTTGTGTCCTTGCGGAAAAGCAATGTGTATTATTCCAACACCGATAATTTGTGGATTGTTGACTATAGAAGATAAAGGTGGTGTTGGTCACGAACGAGTTTTAAATGCTACTACATTTACAGTATTTGCCCTTAAGAGAAGAGTTGCCAGAATGCTAGACCCACTAGGCGTAGGAGTGCCAAAAGCATCCTGGCCGTGTAAGTCGGTCGTTGCTTATGGTTCACCTACTGTTCTCTGTGGTTAATTCAATGGAAAAAACGAAAGTTTTAAGTATTGATGAATGGATGAAAAAAATGTTAGAAGGGCAAGAAGAAGATTTGCCAGAGATTCCTGACGCATCAGGAATAGATATAGATATAGATTATAGTCACTCACACTGAGGGAGTACAAAAGATCTCCACTTAGAAGGAGTGCCCTCTCATAAAACTACATTATTACTATGGCAAAAACTTTCAGTATGGGTCAAACTATTGAATCCAAACCTAAAAAGACAAGACAAGGTACAGGACAACACAGTAAGTATTCTGCAACTTCTCGTAACAAAGCAAAAAAACGTTATCGAGGACAGGGTAAATGATTCGAGTAGATATGAGTGAAGATTTTATTAAAAGTGGTAGATGGTTAGTAACTATGCCCGAACGTGATAAATACTTAAAACAAATGAAAGTTTTGAGTAATGGCGTACAAGTTCAGAGCAGAACGAACTCTTAGCAGACAATTTAAAGACTTCAGTATTCAGATGAGAGCAAATCCGAATACTGAAGATTTTACCGTGGTTAAGAATGAAAACGCTATTAAACAATCAGTTCGTAATTTAGTATTAACTGGAATGGGTGAAAGACCATTTCAACCTAAGACTGGATCACGTTTGAGACAACTATTATTTGAACCATATGATGTTTTTCTAGCACAAGACATAAAAGAAGAAATCATCAACGTCGTTAAAAGACTAGAACCCAGAATTAATGTTCGTCAAGTTAGAGTTTTTAATGATCCAGAGGATGAAAATAATCTTCGTGTTGAATTTGACTATACTATTGTTGGTGAAACCTTGATACAAACTGTTGACTTCCTATTGGAGACAATATAAATGCCCGCAATACCCTCAAATTTAACTTCTTTAGATTTTTCAGAAATAAAAGAATCTATCAAATCATATATGAGAACTCGAACTGAGTTCACTGATTATGATTTTGAAGGTTCTGCTGCGTCATATCTACTAGACGTACTAGCATACAACACATATTATTCTGCTTTCAACGCTAATATGGCGATGAATGAAGCGTTTTTAGAGTCGGCAACAATAAGAGACAACGTAGTAAAGATAGCAAAACAATTAAATTATACACCTAGATCAATAAAAGCAGCAAAAGCGTGTGTTGCTTTTTCTGTGCAAACTACATTTGTTGGTGCTAGTACCACTTACCCATCTACTGTAACTATTCCTGCGGGTGATGTATTTGTTTCATCTGTTGATGGTCAAGCATTTACATTTACTGTTCCAGAACAGATCACTCAAATGGTAGATCAACAAACTGGTATTGCATCTTTTAACAAAACAATCATATATCAAGGAAACTTACTTTCATATGAGTATGATGTTGTTGATGTCAAAAAAAGAAAATATGAAATTCCTGTTGATAGCATAGATACAGACTTACTTTATGTGTCTATTTCACCTAATGCTCAGAGTGAAGAAATTGACACTTACAATAAAATTACTAATATTGTCAATGTTGATGGAACAACTCGTGGATATTTCTTAGAAGAAACTGATGATTTAAGATATACAATTATATTTGGTGATGGTATTATTGG